ATCGTAGATGGCGAATATAAAGCACCCTACAATAATTTTGTTAAAAATTGTGGGGTTGTAAAGGAAACTTTAAATCCTAAAATCTTGAAACTTACTGTTGATACGATATTTCGTCATATTACCAGTGAACTTCAAAAGAAAGGTGTAAAAACTTTAAAACCTATTCCTCTCTCTGTTGCCCAAAATGGCTTCCCAGAGGATTTTTACATGCGTGCCATGAAACCTTCAACTAGTGGAGGTTTTACTTGGCCCGGTGCAAAAAAGAAATATAGTGAACCTACTGAGGTTTCTTTCAAAAAAGATGCATATATGCCTCTTTATGATGTAAAGGAACAAGTGATGGAACAAGTGTCAGCTTATTTAAAAGATGAAGATGCTGTTCCCCTTCTTGGTGCTCAATTAAAAGATGAACCAAGATCTCTAAAAAAAGTACGGGACGCTAAAACACGAGTGTTTTGCATGAGTCCATATGAATCAACTTTAGTTAATCGTATGTATCTTATGCCATTTTATTCACTTATGGTGGAACATGGAGATATTTTCCATACTGCTATTGGTATTAATATGCACTCAACCGATGTAGAAAAATTTCTTAATGAATTATTAGAATTCTCAAAGCAATTTATGGAAGGTGATTATCGTGGATTCGATACATCAATGCCATATGACATTGGATTGGCTGCAAACACTATTATTTACCTTGTAGTAGAGTTTTTTGGATACAACCAAGAAGCTTTACAAATTACCAAAGGTGCATTGAGTGATAACTTGCATCCTACAGTAGTTCTTGAGGGTGATCTTTTTGCAGCTCCATCACTACAACCTAGTGGTAAATATGCTACAGCAGAAGATAATTCACTTAGAGGACTTGTTATGTTAGTTTACTCTTTCATATCTATGTGTACTCCACATGGCGATGAGTTTGTTTTAACTGCAAGATTTCAACCAGATGATTTTTGGCTCTATATTAGAGGAAAAATCTATGGAGATGATCTCTTAGCTGCAGTTAAAATTGAAGCACAACCATATTTTAATAATCAAACTTATCAGAACTTTTGTAAAAAGGTTTATGGTCTTGATTTTACTAATGCTCTTAAAACAGATACAATGGAGAAGTTTCTTCAATTAAATGAGATTTCATTTCTAAAAAGAACTTTTGTATTTCGGAAAGATATTCAAAAATGGGTCGCTCCATTAGATGGAGAGTCCATTATGAAAAGCATATGTTATGTTTTACCTTCAAAATCTGTAACGCGAGATGAACAACTAATTGATAGTTGTGTCTCAGCTTTACGAGAATTATTTTTCCATTTGAGGAAAGATGATTACGCTATTACTAGAGCAAATTTTGCTTTAGCTTGTGCGAAATTCTACGGAAGAAATCAAAATGATATTTTTCATGTATTCCCGGATTTTGCATCCATATATAAGTCTATATATAATGAAGACTTGGTGTCGGCAGCACCTTAAATATTAGCCACCACAAGGAGGCTGTAGAAAAGAGGCCCATTTGGATTAAATTGAAACCTTGTGAAGGCAAGCCCAATGCAGGCAATAAATTCATGGATAAATTAAATGAAACAAAAACTAATACTCCTCCATTTGAGTCTAAACTGGAAACCATTGGAGAAACTAGTGGCAATTCGTCTGCTACTACTATCTCAGAACTCGATGAAGTTGATCCGTCAATTACTGGAGTTCGAGAAATTGATCAATATGATCTAATCGATCTTTCTAGTAGGAAAGAACTTTTATGGGATGTTCGCACTAGGCGAGCATACCTCAAAAGATATAAAGTTCTATCCGAACGTGATTCGGTTGCTAAAACAGCTCAACTTATTGAAAAACGAAGGAAAGTTACTAGTGCTAAGCGAGATTCGCGAATGGCACAAAGAGGTATTTTCCGACCCGAAATTTTCACTGAATCCCACGTTGTTGGGGAAATGAATGTAGGTGAAGCTGCTGTATCTGATGTTAAAGAAAATGTTGTAGAACATGCTGGCGAAGAGGCTGAACAAGTTTCAGCTGGTGAATCAGCACATGATAGTCAAAGTGGTATTACCACTGAATATAACTTATCTAATTTCTTTGAACGTCCTGTTACTATTTATGATAGTACATGGACTTCAGCTACAGAACAAAATGTTATTTTGAATCCATGGGCTCTTTGGTCAGCTGATGCTGCAGTGAGAGCTAAATTAAATAACTATGCTTATTTTAAAGGTGATTTACATCTTAAGATAAGCACCACTGGTACACCATATCATTATGGTAGAATTATGTTGTCTTATCAACCTTTTGCAGGT